TCGCGTGGCGAATCAGGTCGTACAGCTCAAGTACGCGAGCAAGGAAATCGGCATGTCCGAGCGCGATCTGCGCGCTTGGATGGAGACAGCCGAGAAGGCGGGACAAGCCCCCGAGGCGATGCTGGGCAGCCTCAAGAGCTTCAGCCGCACCATGAACGAGTTTAAGTACAACATGGGCGCGGGGTTTGATGACATCATCTCGCGCGGTGGCGGCCCGCTGATCAACGCCCTAAAGGCCGCAACGACGCAGGGCGAAAAGCTCAAGATCGCGTTCCAACAAAAAGACCGGATGGATAAGGCTGATCCGTCCGGCTTCACGTCGCGAATGTATTTCCAATCGATCGGCCTTGGCGCGGAAGCCGCTGCGCTGTCGCTGGATCAGTACAATAAATCGCGGGCAAAGATGGAGGACATAACGCCTGAACAGCAGGCGGCGGCGCAGAAGTACAAGGACTCGCTGGTCGAGATGGGCACGGCCTGGGACAAGCTCGTGCTGGTCGGCTCGAAGCCGCTGTTTCCGGCGGCCACAGGGGTAATGAATGCGATAAGCGGAGCGATTGAATCGAACATCAAGCAAATAAACGAGATGGATAAGACGTTGCAGGCCGCGAAGGATAAGTGGGCAAAGGGCGACTACAAAGGTGCTGCGGCGACTGCTTTATTTGGTGAAGGTGACTACAGTTCATATTCAACCAACCCTGCCACGCACCCGATACCTCCACCGCTGGTGCGGGTTCCGCAGCCAAACATCTCGGGGATACCGGGAGTGCCCGGATCGAGGGCACGCCAAATTCCGCACATGGCGCGCGGCGGCATCGTCAGCGGCGCAACGCTGGCGATGGTTGGCGAAGGCGGCCCCGAGGCGGTCATCCCCCTCAACAAGCTCGGCGGCGGCAGCTCCGACAAGGCCGACGAGGTCCACACCGTCAAGGAAGGCACCTTCCAGGCGTTGATGGATTTCAAGGACTACATCGATGCCGATCGCCAGGGCAGCGGGTTCCTCGGCGGCGGTGGTGGTGGTCCCGGCGGCGGAGCACCCGGCGGTGGTGGCGGCGGCGGTGGTGGTGGCGGCGGCGGTGGTGGTGGCGGCGGTGGCGGTGGTGGAACGCCCGGCGGCGGTGGTGGCCCTGTTCTCGACACCAGCGGCAAGCCTGTCGATCCGCAGACGGTGGCCGGCCTCAAGCAGCTCGCGGCGTCCGGCAACACCGCAGGCATGCGGCAACTGATGTCCTCGCGCGGCTATCGCGTAGACAGCGCATGGTGCGGTGACCTCGCGCGCGCTTTTAGCGGTGGGTCCGGTTATCAGGTGCCGAAGGGATACTCGGTCGCTTCGAACTGGCGCAGCATTGGCGAGCATGGCGAAGGGGCGAACATCAATGATCCGGGGCGGGGCTTCGGCAGCATCGTCGCAAGCAAGACCAACGTGAAGATCGGCTCGACCGGCGGTCACGTCATGGAGATCGAGCCGGGCAGCTACGACCCGAAGACCAACACGGCGATGGTCGATGACACGGGCGGCCGGCGCCGCCGATCATTGAGCGGCTTCGAGATACGTTTGCTCCAGAAGGCGACCGGCGAGGTAGACAAGCCGAGCAGCGTGCCGGCGGGTGCTGCTGGCGGTGGCGATGCCCACAAGTTCATGCGTGGGCTTTCGTTCCTCGAAACAAGCAACGACCCGAACGTGGCGGCAAAAAGCGAAGGCGGCAACACGGGGTTCTTTCGGCAGAACGCCCGTGATGCCGCGCAGGCCAAGCGCGCTGGCTTGCCTGATCCGCGAACCGGAACCTACGACCAGCAAGAGGCTGCAAATTGGGCTTACATTCAAAAGTTTTTCCCGAAAGCCGCCGAAGCAATCAAGCGCGGCGACTACGATGCGGCTTCTCAGATGTTGCACGGGCATTGGGTTGGATTGCCCGGCGGCTCGCAGCCGCAGACCGCAGAGCGCATGGCCGAATGGCGGAAAACTCTGGCGCCGGATAAGGACGACGCAGCAGACCAGCGTACCGCGATACACAAGGACTTCGGCAAGGGCTTCACCCACAGGATGCAGGCAGCGCTCCAGGCGGCGAAAACGACCGCGACCAACCCCGGCACACCGGAGGAAATGGGAGGCTTCGCCGCCGATGTGACGGCGATGACGCTGGCGGGTGGCTCTCCGCAGAACATTCACGACTACATGGCCAAGCACGGCATCAACATGAGCGTGGCGACGTGCGGGCAGTTCATGGCGGCGATGGTCAAGCGGCATGGCGGCGAGCCGCCGCAAGGTTTTGAAACGGCTTCTAACTGGCGTGGATGGGGCGAAGGAGGTTATGCAGGCGGACCCGGTATGGCGAATATCGCGGTAAGAAACACCGGGAAAACGGGGCAGGCAGGATCGCACGTCACGGCGGCGGTCCCGGTCTACGACGACAAAGGAAACATCACAGCTTGGCAGGGGATTGGAGCAAATCAGTTCAACCCGAAGGGCGCGCAGCACGGCATCGGCCAGTATGGCCATGATGTTGTTTCAAACCGGCCGATCACGATAGGGAGCGGACCAAGGCAATATCAAATCAGGCATATGTTGCTTGGTCCCGATCAGGAGGCTCCGACCGCGCGCGTTGACGGCGCGGTGAACACGGGTGCGGCCGGCGCGTCGAATGTCCAGGGCAGCGTGAACGTGACCGTCAATTCGAACGGCACGGCGGCGAAAACGAATGCCAGTTCCCACGGCAGGCTGTGGCAGAACACGACGATCCAAAGCTACAAGCAGATGCAGTTGACCGACAGACCGGGAATAGGTTTCGGGCCGACATGATCATCACCGACATCAAGAACCCGTGGCGCAATGCGTTCCGAACGGCGTGGTTCCGCGGTGCGTTTTTCCATGTCGATACCGATGCGCGCGCGGGCGGCCGGCGCGTGGCGCTCCACCAATATCCAAAGAGAAATTTACCCTACGCCGAGGACATGGGCCGCACCGCGTTTGCGATCACGGTGCAGGGTTATTTGATTGGACCGAACTATCTCGATGACATGGACATTCTGATCGGATGCTTAGAAGACGATGGCCCTGGTTTGCTGAGTTTGCCGCTGCCGTACAATCTGCAAGATGTAATGGTGATGGTGCAGGGCTACAGCGTCACGACGAGTCGCGAAAAGGGCGGCTACTGCGCAGTCGAAATGGCCTTTGTCGAGTACGGCGACCCGACCTTCAGATCGACGGTCGCGACACCGGCTCAAATCAACGAGTCGGCTACAACGGTCGAGAACACGGTAGCGGGCACGCCGACACCGACAACGGCGACCGAAGTGCAGCCGTATGCCGCCGTCTACAACAATGCAGGCGTATCAGACGTAGTCCCGAATTTGGAGGAATGATGAACTCCGACGAAGCAAACGAGGTTCTCGGCATCGTGCGGCGGATTGGCCCGGTAGTGCTGTCGGCTGCCGTCAGCTTGTCTGGGACCGTGGGGACATCGCTGCGTCGTGCGGTTGGAATGATGGTGGCAGATCAGAACATGATCAACATGCCAACCTTTGCCTATGCGTTCTCCGTTTGCGTCGATTTGGCGCGCTTCTGCCAAGCGACATTGGTGACGATGGACCGGGTACGCAAGGCCGCGCTGACGGAAGCGCCGTTCAGCCTGCCAGCGGTTTTGACGGTCCAGGCAATCGTGCGGATAACGCTGGCCGCGAATGCCCGCATAATAGCAACGACAACCTACAAATCGCGCGACCAGGTTGAAGCGGTGGCGGTGGCAATAAATGAGGCGTTCAGCGCAACCGAGGAACGGGCCTCAGATGATCTCGACAGCGCAACCTATATGGCGCTGATCCGCTTGCATGGAAATGTTGTTCAGCATTTGGCCACGCGCGCCCGCGAGCTGCCGCGCCTCATCAGCTACGACTATGCGACGGTGATGCCAGCGCTGCGAATGGCGCAGCGCGCCTATGGCGATCCGACTCGGTTTGCCGAGTTGATTGCCGAGAACGGTATCGTGCATCCCGCTTTCATGCCCGCATCGGGCAAGATGCTGGCGGTGTGAGATGGTCGTAAGAATACTCGATGCCCCGAACCCGCCGTCCAGCACGGCACCCCCGAGCAATCAGCCGGTTACGGCGCCGCCGGTTGCAAAGCTGCCGTCGAGTGTTACCGATCCGTATCAACAGGACAAAGTGGCAGCCCGGATCAGGAGCGGCAAGGAGGTCGTGACGCTGGAAGTGCGCGGAACGCTGTTCACGAACTGGACGACAGTGCGGGTCGAACAGAAGGTGACGGAGTGGTTCCCAACATTCCAGTTTGAATGCTCCGAGGCTGTTCCGGTCCCGCTGTCGATCGAGTCGGCGCAATTCGTCCCCGGCGATGTGGCGCGCGTCTATGTCGGCGGCGTGCCGGCGGTCTACGGCTACATCACAGAGCGCCATGTCGGCTACGACGCCAAGCAACACGGCGTCCGGCTGATCGGGGTCGGCAAGACCTTCGACCTCACGAACTCGTCGGTCCCGCCCGACAAGCTCGAAGGCCATGACGGGCAGACGTGGCAGCAGCTCGCGGACTCGATCACCGCGCATCTCGGTATCAAAATCAAGCAGTACGGTGAGGTAGACAACAAGCCGTTCGACAAGATCGGGATTTCTCCGGGGGAGACGATTCAGACCGTGCTGGAGCGTTACGCCCGCCCGCGCAACATCGTCATCGGTTCTGATCCCTATGGAGCCTTGCTGGCAATTGGGGAAAATCAAGCGACCTCGACCGGCGATCTGATCGAGAGCGGCAATATCTTGCGAGCCAATTGCGTCATTCGCGACCCGAATGTCTACAAGCAGATTTTTGCTGTGGGGCAAGGGTACGGCAGCGACGACAACAATGGCGACCCGATGAACAAGCAGATGGTGTTCCTCGAAGGGACATCGACCCGCAACCGCGTGATCGTGGCGGTGAACGATGTCGCGGAGCAGGATATGCACGGTCTGCAACGCCGCGCCCAGATGGAGCGGGTGTTCACTGAGGGCAGCAAGATCGAAGCCCAGATCACGGTGCAGGGCTGGTTCAAGGATGAAAACACAAGCAGCGAGATATGGCGTGCCGGCGAGTACTACTACATCTATTCCCCGTCCCTGATTCTCGATGACATTCTTGGCTGCGCGGTCTGCGTCTATGAGCAGAGCGATGCAGGCAGCACAACGACGATGACGCTGGTAAAGCCGATCCACATGAATGGACGCTTCAACTATCGGAATTTCACCGTCCCTAATCTGCCGGACCTACAACAGGAAAATCAATCGCCATGAATAGAAACAGCCTGATGGAAATCTCCGGTCGGGTCATGCACCAGTTCGTTCGCCTGACGCTCAACAAATCGAACGACGACCCGATGATGCAGGAATTGCACGTTGATGGGATGCTCTCGGACGTGCGCAGCATAGTGGAGCGCGTCCAGCATTTCGGGTTTACCTCGACGCCGCTGCCGCGAGATGAGCAGCAGAAAGGTCAAGGCGGCGGCGGAAGCGGTGGCGACCAGATAAAGGGGCCTGCCGCCGAGGCGATTGCCGCATTCATCGGAGGCCAGCGCAATCATCCGGTGGTCATCGCGGTCGATGATCGCAGGCATCGTCCAATGGGGCTGAAGCCGGGGGAGAACGCGCAATATGACGACATCGGCCAAATGACATTGTTGCGGCGAACCGGGCTGTTCTTGCTGTCGCTGGATGGCGACCAGAGCCAGCAGAGCGGCGGCGGCAAGGACGCGAGCGGCGGCAGCAGCAGTCAGAGCACGGAACGCATGGTGTCGATCCGCCATGTCGAAAAGCAGAAGCAGCAGCGCGGCAAGGTTGGCGCCAGCGGTGGCGGTGGAAGCGGTGGTGGAAGCGGCGGGAGCAGTAGCCGCACGATCGAGATCACTGAACAGGCGGCGGCTGGCGGCCAGCAAAGCAAGAGCAAGCAGGACTACAAACACGAAGGCGAGACGGTGAACAACGAAATGCGCGTCACCAAGAAGCGCATCGAGTTCCGATCTGGCGATGACGTGGTGGGCTACTACGACAAGCAGAGCAAGACGTGGTGCTTCATCGGCAAGGTGAAGCTCGGCACCGAGAGCGCATCGCATCCGGTCTACGGCGTCAATCAAGGGCTCGGCATGACGACCGATCCGAACGGCAGCGATGCCGTGCTGGTCAACGCGCCGAAGCCTGGACCGCCGACATCGCAGGACGAGCGGCCATGAGCAGCGATGTCCGCTTCCTCCAGCAGCTCGACTTCCCGGCTTATGCCGTGCAGCTCGATTGGCTCCTGACGGACCAAAATCTGGTCGCTGACGGTTACGACCTGCAATCGGCCGTCATCGTCGCGCTCGGCACCGATGCGCTGGCGCCGCCCGGAGCGGAATTGCCCGACCCCGACGACACCGACAGGCGCGGATGGTGGGGCGACATGGACGCCGATTTGATCTGGCAGGGCTGGCCGGTCGGGTGCCTGTTGTGGCTGTTGTCGCGCGCCAAGCTCACCGATTCGAGCGCGCGCGAGGGCGCGACATTGACGCGGGCGGACGGCTGGACGCGCGCCGCAATGGCACCCTTCGTGCAGCGGCGTGTGGCATCCCGCATCGAGGTGACCTCGGGACAGAGAAACACGGATCGCATCGACATCGGGGTGACCATCTATCGTGGGCCGAGCCCGCCGGTGGAGTTGTTGTATTCGGAGCTTTGGGACGACTTGAAGCGAGGCAGATAAGTAGATGCCCTGGACGACGCCAACGCTTCGCGACATACGCCGCCTTTCGCGCGACTACGTGCTCGCGCAGTTGGGCGCGAAGGTGATGATTCCAAATTCCGTGCTTCGCATTATGAGCGATGCGATGTCGGGACTCGCGAACCTCGCCTATCTGTATCTTGATTGGCTGGCAAAGCAGTTGATGCCGGACACCGCCGAACGGGAGTGGCTGGACCGGTTCGGCATAATCTGGCTGACAAATTCGGACGGCTCGAAGGGACGCAAGGTCGCCACCTACGCTTCCGGCACGGTTCAATTTCTCGGCACGTTCGCATCGCCAGTCCCGGTCGGCACCCTGATCACGGGCGGCAATGGCGTGCCGTACCAGACGACCAGTTCCGCAACGATCGATGAGCTGGGGCAAGGGACATCCGATGCCATTTGCTTGACGGCCGGTGTGATCGGGAACCTGCCCGAGGGCGATGCAATGACGCCCTCGCCAGCCGTCGATGGCATCGATAGCGCGATCCTGATCAGCGACATGAGCGGGGGTGTAGACACCGAAACCGATGAGCAGCTTCGCGAGCGCATTCTGTTCCGCATTCAAGAGCCTCCGATGGGCGGCAACCAACAGGATTACGTGCGCTGGGCGAAAGCCGTGCCCGGTGTCACGCGCGCGT